TAATTCCACTCAAGTCCTCAAGTGCTATACCAACATTGGTGTCTTTGGCTTTCTCAACGAGATGTTTACTCACACAATGGTTTGTGTCAGTCCTGAACCTTCGCTCTTTTCCACTTACTTTCTTTAGCTTTCGTTTGCTTGACTTTGTTTGTTTCTTTTGGCAATGACTTCTCTGCTTTTGATATTTGAGCCGTGCTTTCTCTACCTTCTCGTTACTGAACATCTTGCCTGTTGAGTCTACAGCAATGTTTACTTCACCCAAGTCAACACCAAGAAAGTCATCTTTTTCAAGTGACGTATCCTCTGGCATATCGCAAGTAGCGTAGAGGTAAAACTTGTTATTTTGATATACAAGGTCGGTCTGACCTTTGATCCTGTTTACTCTGCCTGAAAAGTAATTACGAATATGAATATCATAGACACGCCTACCGTCTAATGTTGTCAAGGAAACTTGGGGAAACTCACCGCTCAGTCCTTTGAAAGTAAGAATGCGGTCATCATAAGTAATTGCCCCGTACTTCTTAAACTTGGGTTGTTTTTTCTTGTTTAACTTGTAGGCTTCGCAAGTTTTCGCAATAGCTCGTATGGCTAACTGCGCTGACAAACCATACTTCTCACGAATATGGTGATAAACCAATTTTTGAATGTTGAACTTACTTCCTGACTTTTGCTCAAAGCAAGTTTCGGCTATTTCATTACAAGCATCATTAAAGGCTTCCATTGTATTTAGTAGCCTTTTCTTGCCGACTCCATCTGCCTCTAGTTGTATTTTAATGGTTGTTTTCATCTCACATTTATATAGTGTGGATGATTGAATTTCTTTCAATAATAATTTAGAATTATTTTTGAGTTAGTCCTATGGCTCGCATTCCTCCCCTACCCTAAAGAGGTTTGGTCGTTTTTAACGCTCGCTTCGCTCGCTAAACGACCAAACTTTCTACGAAAGTAGGGGCTTCCTGCTCGCATTTAGGTGAAAATAATTTGAATACGTTGTTTCTGATTCAATTCCACAAGAATCACATTTTACTTTTACTCTTTTTTCGCTGCCTTTTGACAAGCCACTTACATCAGACAATATCATTTTCTTCCTTTCACATTAGGTGTGCATATAATTTTTATATGTGCATCTACTGTGAAAGTTTGCGGTACTTTTTCCAAAAAGAAATAACAGCCTTGATAGAGGTTTTGGCTTCTTTTGGATTGAAGCCATCCTCTACCATTTCTTCGACTGTACGAACGGTTTTTTCGCTAAAGGAATCGTGGCGCTTGTACTGATCGTTCTCCCGATACCACATTTTAGGTACGGAATAACAAACAAAGCAGATTGGATCGACTTTTTTGACGAACAAAAAAGGCTCTGCCATGCGGACAGCAACATCTATAGGTTGATGACAAATAGGACAAGTATCGCTAGATATTTTCTCTTTAGCCATGCCCCGCATTATAAAGAAAGTAATACGGCAAGTAAAGTCAGGATTTCTTGCGTTTCTTGTCCTCGTCAGAATCAGCTACCAACAATTTAGGGGCTGAACGAGTAACTGGCCCGCCCATGATTGGGCGTGCGAATGCGGCAACGGCGTTGGTTCCTGTACCAACTTCTTGTAATTGAAGCCATTCTTTGAAAGATAATTTACATTGGGGGTGGTGCGGCACCTGCTACTCCTGCGGCGGCTCCTGCGGCGGGAGTCCAACCTGTTGTCAAAAATTGAATAAGGTCTTTTCTGCTGAGATGATACCGCCGTTCATCTGGCATACCTTTGTTAAGTTTGTTGCCTTTCAAGTAGCTTCTGTCATGCTTCTGGGGTTTTAGTCGAATATCGGCACCATCTGGGGTCAGCGTGCCGGGAACCACTTCCCAAGCGGACAATTTATAAAGTATCTCCTTGTTGGGTTTCCCCAAAGAAAAATGGGAAGAAACCCACGGCTGGGATGAAATCATTTTCGATACATCTTTCCATTCAATGCCAAATTCATCCCCCAGAGCGGAAAAATAGTCTTCCGATTGAGGGTCAGCTTCGGTTTCGCCTTCCCCTTTCTCGGCCCGCTTTTGTGGGTCTAAATCCATTTCCTCGAAAAAATGTTTAAAGCCAGTCAGTAAATACTTCATGAATTTATATAGAACACACAAGGTCAAATATGTTACCATTCCAGAAGGACAATAATAAAAGAAAATGGATGTGCTTTGTTTGTGGGAGAGAATTCGAGGAATACGATCCCTACAAATCACATATCATTGAAAATCACGAAGAGGGGCGAGAATACGTCTTATGCCCTCTGGCTCGTTGCGGGGCACCCGTTCGGGATTTAAGGCTGCACTTTAAGGCCAAGCACCCCTCTGAAAAAGAAGTTCCCAAGGTTGGGCAAATGAAAGCTCTGGTTTGGAAAGACCACAGTACCCGCACGGGCAAAATGAAACAAAGGAAGCCAAAATTCCGTGAAGGATATTTGATTTCCTCAAAGAACGGCGGCAAAGAAATGCATTACCGCAGCGGATATGAATGCGAAGTATATGAATGTTTGGAATGCCTGCCCGAAGTCGTAAAATACGATGTGGAACCATTCAAGGTTCAGTATTTCTTCGAGGGCGAAACACACGAATATAACCCAGATTTGAGCGTCTTGTTTGATGACGGCCATGTAGAAATATGGGAAATCAAACCAGCCAATCAAACCTCATTACCAAGGAACACAGCAAAATGGACAGCCTGCCAACAACACTGCGAAGCGAGGGGATGGAATTTTATGGTAATGACCGAGAAGGGAATTGGGAAACTAAAAATGGCGGCAAAGGAAACGAAAAAGTCCTAGAAATTCTGGATGAACAAATTTTCTATAAACAAGGTTGTTTTGAAAAAGGCAGAAGATGGATTATGAAAAAGGCAGAAGATGGATTAGAGGATGCCACCCAGAATTGGGCGTACTCGTACACGGCTGGACGGGTTGGGAAACCGTCCAAGATTTTGACAGAATCCGACCTATGCATACTTTCTGGGTTAGTCCCCCGGAAAATGATTTGCAACAGCACGACACCACTGCACAAATTCTTGAACAGAATAATCCCATTTCATTATGTTCAAATTCTTGTGAACCCACTGGACATTGCCTTTGATATAGCCTTTTTTGGAATCAATGCGATCCAAAGAAGCGGTCGTGGTTTTATACCAAGGACCGGCATTTCTGCCGCCAAAAACTATGTCTTTGCCGGACAGGGTACACTTACCCTTTTGTTGTTTGTATAATTTCCATGCATATTCTATTGATATATTAAATGTAATACTTCTCAACTTGGCATGTTTTTTAATTGAAGTCCATTGAGTTTTACTGATTTCACCATGCCCCTTCCAATGGCTTTCTCCTCGAATGCACCCACAAGACATAATTGGGTTTTTGGAAGTAGTAACACGGGATTTTCTCAATATTTTCTTATTTCCACAATCACATTCAAATTCCCAAAAATTGTGATAAACTACACGACCAGATTTGGTAATATGCTTTTTTGTGTCAACCCAACGGCGAGCGGTTAATTTGTTGTATCTCTTGCCTTCGATATTATCTTGAATGACTCCCATAAAAATATGTAGTCATCACGAATCAGAAAATATCAAAAAAATCAAAAAGATGACTAATCGCCGGGCGTAATTCTGATACTATCCGAATCTTCATGATGAGTTGAGAACTCAATCACCTTTGAGTCCTCAACCGCCTGCATTTGATGGCGTAACCCCGTAGTAATATGGAAGGACATTCCTTCCATTAACCTCAAAGAAATCGCTTTTTCTATATCGTCAGACCAGCCATATCGCAAAAGTATTTGGCCTTCTGCAACGTATAGCACTTCATCTTTAATTTTGTGATAGTGCCATGAACATTTCTTGTCTTTGTTAAAGCCAAGAATTTTGCCACAATAGTCAGGGAAATTACAAATCCAAACTTCGTAACCCCAACCTTTTTTGACGTAATTACATGGCTGAATCAGAATATTTGTGTTCGACATAGGGAATCAACAACCTGTCTAGTTTGGAGTAAAAATCTGCAATTGTTCCGTCATTTATCAAAAAGTAATGATAAAACTCAGAACCTTTAGGACCACCTACGCTGTGGTCGATAATCCCTTCTTTTTGTGTTTCGATGCACCATTCAATAATAGGTTTGATTTGTGCTTCTGAGGGGTTGGGATCGTCGTTCAAATATCCGGGTCTATAAAGCACAACATTGATGCCGCCTTTGTTGTGGGCGTGGCGTGCTTCATTGATGTATCTGGAATCGGAGATTACAAGTTGTTTGGATTCGTCACGCAAAGCAACTTCGATCCATATATCGCCTTTAATTTGGCGAAATCCATCTCCAATAAATTGCAGGCTTTTGCGGACATTCATCAACATACCGGGGGGCGGTTCTGGATTTCTTTTCCAGTCCTCAATGAATTTCCGGTCTACCCCGAAAGCATCACAATATACATTCTTGACAGCATTGGCGAATGCGCCACGTTCCCAACGACCTATACCAAGATTGTTAAGTTTGGGACAGATATAGTCGGCGGCTACATCTTTCCCCATGCCTAATTGAGCAGAAAAAGAAACTATTTTCATTTCAACGACTCCGATCCGGGGGAAACTATAATAACGTGGTCTATTTTAACTTTATGATGGGGCTTAATCAATATCGGAGATAAAATGAAAAAGAAAAAACCAGTGGAAGAAATCTGCGGGAACTGCTTGTTGTACAACCAAACTAAAGGGGAGTGCAAAGTCGCTGTACTTGTTGAGGGCAAAGAATATCACATGCCCGTGTTCCCCAAAGATAAATGCCACATGGAAGAATTGGGCATAGAAATTAAACAAGTCAGATGGTGGGTTGAAGACGAGAAGGGTGAGCCAACAGCGGGAAATGGCACTGTAAAGATTGAATACCCCACAGGATTTTTTAACGACGAGGCCAACAACTAATGGCTTGTACCCCTCCACTTTGCAACGGCACAGGGAGTTGGTGTGGATGTAATTGTCAATGCTGCCCGCCACCGGGATGTTGCACAGGCGTGACTCAGACTTGGGAGTGTGGAACCACTTCCGGGGCTTGGGAAGGTCCGTCTCCAAATAACGGTTGTGATTGCATAGACCAAACAGCAAGCCAACTTATGTGGGCTGGATTAAACTTGGCGGAAGGGGAAATAGAAATTCCCTTCCCCAACTTTAATTTTGGAATGGTGCAAGACGAAGAAGCCGAAGAAGATGGCGGCTTTGTCTGGGCGCTACAGGGATGCTCCATACCCTGTGCGTCCGTATCCGTTTCTATAAGTACGTCGGGATGCTGCCTTCAAGTATCAGGGAGCAGCATCACGGTCGTAGGTAGTGGTACTGTAAGTGCTAGTGCTGGAAGTGGGCCGGGAGATTGCGGAGCTATTACGGTTTATGTCAACGGTTCGCCCGGCAGTGCAGCCTTAAACAATTGCGACGGCGTGACGATCAGTTTGAGTCCCGAAAACGGGACTTGCTGTAGCTGCTGTCTTGTAAACACGACATGCTCAGGAACCTTGTTTGCCCCAATTATTTTAAGACAACAAAATATTAAGGCTGGCACAAACAAGGTTTATCTAAACAAAAGAAATCTGCTGGAAAGAATTCGCACCTTACGCAGACGTAAGTGACAATTTGTTCGCTTCATCCAGCATCGCCTTGACAATATCTTCTTTCAGATTGAGCAGCTTGCGAAGTTTTTCTTCTGGAACATCTGCGAATTCTTCCGCAGACTTAATTCCATAATCAAACAACTTCTTCGCCCGAACCTTTCCGATATTCGGAATGCGGCAAAGGTTAACCAAGTGTGCCGGAACGCCATTGCGGATTCTATCTTCGAGCGTATGAAGATAACCTGTCTGACCCCATTTTCCGCTCATTGTATCGAGTGCCAACAACACTTGTGAAAGCCGAGGGTAATCGAACTGGAAGTTTCTTTGTATAGCTGCCAGATTCGCACTGTTGTTTCCAGCCAACAAATTGAAGTAACAGTAGCCCGCTTTGATAACAGGATCGGGATAAGTGTAATTGGCACCTGAAAGATTTCTGACCCTGTTGGCAAACAGGCTCATTTCTTCTTTCTCGGCTCTCGAAACAATATTGGAACGGTTCGTGTCTGTATTGGCCAAAGCCATCGCCACGAAATAATCATTGTCCTGCTGATTGTTCGTAAACAATCGCCAGAAGTTATTTCTCAAATCGGCAACATCAAACGGAGAGAAATAAAACATGCTGGCAATCATACCAACAGAAGTGATCTTCCAAGTATCGTCTTCAAACTTGAGACAACCTTTGTCTTTCAACAACTCCATAACATCATCTACGACACGTTCATGGAGATTTTTGTCTTGGAAATAAGCTAACGATCTTTCATACCAGCGATGAACATCTTCATTAGTTTTGATATATCCATGATGCACTTCACTGACCAAGTGAAAAGCCAAAACCTTGTGATGCTCACCTTCTTGTGCTAAAAGTTGAGATTCAATTTTTTGTGGCTTTTGCAATTTCTTTCGCCACATTTCTTCTTGTGTTTCTGGGACCAGAATATACGCATCACCAGCCGGGTCAATTCCCAGACGGCCAGAACGTCCTACCATTTGAGTAATGTTATATGTTTCAACTTCCTGAATGCCTCTATGAACACCGAGGATAATCACACGGCGAGCAGGAAGATTTAGACCCCAAGCCAATGTTGGTGTAGCTACGATGACTCTCAGCTTGGGGTCAGTACGGAAGCTACGTTCAAGAGCTACACGAGCCTCTTTATCCAAGTCGGCGTTGTGAAATTCTGCCTTGATGCCTGCCCCTCTAAGGGCGGTCTTCATCATTTCGCCAGTGCGTTTAGTGTGGGCGAATACAAGGAACTTATCCTCTGGATACCAGTCCCCAATAATTTCTAAAGCCTTCTCGACTTTATTTTCTTCGATTTGATCGTATCGTCTGGGCGAGTCGTCATATATCTCGTAGTGAATATTCAACGGCACGGGGCGATATTCGGAATTCAAAACGTAGGTTTGTTTCTTGGTCAAAGAATAAGAAACCCACTCAGCAATTTGATCGACATTCGGCATGGTGGCCGAGAGCAAAACAATTCTGGCCTTCGGATTGATTTCTGTGAACTTCATCAATCCGACTTCCAAGTGATCGCCTCGACCCGGCACAGTCAAAAGATGGGATTCATCAACCACCAACGTGCCAACGTCAAGCAACCAATTGTTTTGTTCAGATTTGAAATTTCGGGAACGGTGATTGAGCATTTCAGAAGTCATGATAATCATGTCAGCTTCTGCAAGCTCTTGGGATCGCTCTTTGGTGAGGCGATAATCACCTGTGCAAATAGAAATCTTCAAGTCTTTGAAGTGATATTGAAGATCGGTCCATTGGTCAATTTTCTCTTGAGCCAAAGCACGAAGCGGAGCAAGAAACATACCCTTGCCGCCACGCTTACGGATTTCGTGGGCCAGAAACATTTCGGCCACAACCGTCTTGCCCGCACTGGTGCGGGCAGCAATTAAGGTGTTGGCGTCTTCTGTATAGTAGTCGAAAACCCGGCTCTGTACTGGATTGAAGCTCTCGAAGGGCCATGTAGCCAAAGGGTATTTTTTAGAGGGAACCAATTCGTTTTGATCGGTTACTTTAGCAATTGGAGGCATCTTTTTACCTTTGGGTTTACTTTTTGTCTTCTGCGTCATCGGACTCCAACATAACAATTTCATCGGGGAAAACAATACTAATGCGGTTTTGCTCAAATATATTTAGGAGTCCTACGGCCAAATCATAAGCGAATTGCCGAATCACAAAGTCGGTCTTGGGGTGCCGTGGGTAGTTAATCACAGCAATTTCCCAGCCCGCTTCATGATAGTCTTGCCAGACATACGCAGTGGGGGTGATCCGCACGGGGTTAGAAGACTCCGTTCCCCGTGCGAGTTGAAATTCACCCACATACGCACGCACATCAGCATACGAAAAGGCATCGCCGTTGTATTTACGACGGGAGCCAATGTAGATGCGTGCTTCAGTAAATGGCACAGATTTGATGCTATGTTTTTTCAAGCAGCAACCCCTTCGTACCGTTTCTTGTATTCTTTATTGACAAATTCTTGTATTCTTTATTGACAAAATCGCCAACCATGTCGATCATATCATAAAGTTCTGTAGAAGAAACAGCCGAAGAGAACCATTTATCCATTTCTTTGGTCGAACCCATGAAATTCAGGGCATCGGCCAAATCGCCGGACATTCTTTGGTTCAATGAGCAGTAAAGTTTCTTGAGGTTGTCTTCCGAAAGCCGAGCGCAATACTCTTTTAGATAGACTTCTGGCTTTTTCATCGCAATGTCCTTTTTAGGAACAAAAGTATGGATCAATTAAATGGACTCATAGATACGGAAAAATTAGAGGAGCTTTTGATCGCTAAGTGGTCACAGTTCATCAACGTCTCCAAGCTGTTCGAGTTTATCGAAACTAATGTAAAAGGACGTAAAAATTCCTTCGGTATAATCAATGATACAACCGTGAAAATAAAAGGCAAGCAACTTATGCTCTCCCGCTTCCAATTAACAGCACAGGGCTTCCTTGTTTGGGTGGAGTTTACCGTGCCAGTGGATAATGGAATGGCCACCGGCACGACAGAACTTCTCATCACAACCAAGGGAATTGTATCCCATGTGCAAACGCTGGGCAATATTTATTTACCGAATAATTTCAAATAACGTCAACTCGTCTGACCGCCTCCCCGTTTTGGTCTGTAAAACTGTCTTCGAGGACGAGGATATTTTCGCTGTCATTAAATCTCAAGCCCAAATTATAAGAATCAATACTCGTGGAACGACCGTCTCTGCTTGTAATGACCCAGCAGTAGTCGTCCTTTTTGACAATTTCGCCGTCTTTACCTTCTTGGGTAATTCCGATTTCTAGGGTTACACCATCTGGCAAAAGAAGCTCGATTTGTCCGTGTTTTAGTAAATGAGAAACTAGCAACGATTGGATTTTATTCTTACTCATTTGGACCTCTTCTTCGTTAAAGATATGCGATTTAAAAAACCGCTACATCGTATATAGTGGTAAGGATTTTTGATTTGAAAGAAGAAACAGAATGAATGCAATTTTCTTCAAAATGTTTGTCGAGAACAGTTACGAGAGTATCCAAGCGGATATACCCTTGCCTAAAGCTGTGTATACATTGAGCGACTTATTCGCCCAAAACGGAGCCACCCTGTTCGCAGTCGGCGGCGCTATCCGTGATTTTCTCTACCACAAATACCACGACTCAGAGGGAAAATATTCGCCCAAAGACGTTGACCTTGCGACAGAAGCCCCACCCGATAAAGTGGTCGAAATCCTCAATACCCCAGAGGCCAAAAGCAAAGGAATCAAGGTCTTCCCGAAGGGGGCTGCATTCGGAGTAATTTCTGCGATTGTTGATGGCGAAGAATTTGAAATTGCGACCTTTAGAGAAGAATGGTACGACCCAGAAAGTGGCGACGGAAGACGCCCGGATAAAGTGTCGTATTCGACTCCTGCCAAGGACGCTCAGCGTCGTGACTTGACGATGAACGCCCTATTCTACGATATTCACAGCAAAGAAATCCGTGACTACAACATGGATCACCAAGGTAAAGGACAAGGGATTGATGACATTAAAAATCTGGTGGCTCGTCCTGTAGGCAACGCCGGGGATAGATTCCGTGAAGATAAATTGAGAATTCCAAGACTCATCAGATTTTTCAGTCGCTTCAACCCCGGAGAGATTCAACAACACCTAGACCCACAGACATTGAAGGCTATTGAAGAATTCAAAGACTTGGCAGGAGTATCGCCAGAAAGAATTGCCAATGAATTTCAAACAGGCTTAGAAAAGTCCAGAAATCCTGTCAACTATATTTTGAATTATCAGGCGGTCGGTCTGATGCCTGCTGTGTTCCCACAACTCCAAGTAGACTTGCAGGACGCTCCGAGAATTGGCGGCGTCAAGAACATCAAAGCGGTTTTGGCGTGGCTGCTAAAAAGCAACCCTTCGCCACAGTACGTTCGTCAAAAACTAAACGCTCTCAAATATCCCAATGATATTTCAGACACAGTTGGGTATTTAATTCAATTACTCAAATTTGACCCAGCCAGTATTTTGAATTACCTTAAATATCGAGACGCTAGATCACACTTGAATATCAGGAAAGATATTGCTGATTTGGCCAAGATAGCTGGGTTGGAAGATGAGTTGGGGCATTTTGCAAATTACAATCAACAAACAAAATCTCAGGACTTCTTGCACTTGAAGGGTTGGGACCAGTTGAACCGAAATCTGGGGAAATCTAGGGATACCTCAAGAAAAATCTTGCCAAATCTGTGATTTCAACCTCAGAAATTCAGGACTAACCCTCTATATAAAGATATGCTACTG